CTTTGCACCCACCTTAGCGGCGGGAGCGCTTCATTGAAGCCATCAAGGCGGCGGAAGCGGCAGGGTATTCAACCATCATCATTGACTCCATCACTCATGAGTGGAGTGGGGCGGGTGGATGCCTGGAACTGAATGAGGAGATTGCCCGGAGCAAATTCCGCGGCAACACCTGGAGCGCGTGGTCGGAGACCAATGTCCGCCACCGGGCATTCATCGATGCCATCCTTGCCAGTCAATGCCATGTGATCGCCACGATGCGCAGCAAAACCGAAACGGCGCAGGCTGACGAGAATGGCCGGAAGGTGGTGAAAAAACTCGGTATGAAGTCCGAACAGCGGGACGGGGCCGAATACGAGTTCACCATTGTCCTTGACCTAGTCCATGACGGGCACTTTGCCACGGCGTCCAAGGATCGGTCCTTGCTCTTTGGCGGCGACCCCAAGCCCATTTCGGTGGAAACCGGGCGGCGCCTTCTTGAATGGCTGAACGGGGCCGATGCCGAACCGGCACCCGCGGCACCAGTGGCTGCACCTGCTCCAACACCAGCCCCTGCGCCTGTTGCCCCTGCCGTCCCCATGGCGACCGCGGACCATGGCAAACAGATTCAAACCCTTCACGCTGCTGCCCATGCTGCGGAGCCCAGCTTGATCAAGCCATGGGCGGAGTATCAGGCGATGCTCCGGGAAGATTACGAAATTAAAACCAAGTCACTCCTCGCCGGCATGACCGCGGAACAAGCCGGCGAAGTCATCGCGCACCTTCAGGGTGTAGTAGATCGTTGCAAGGAGGTTAAGTGATGCAGATTCCATGGGAAAAAGAAGAAGTTGCGGCGCCCGCCAGCACTGGGCGAAAGCTGATTCCGGTTGGGACCTATGTGGTCAAGGTGCATAGTGCGGAGGTTGTCAAAAATTTTCAAGGAAATGACTCCGTCAAGGTTATCTTGTCGATCCAAGGCGGCCACTATCACGGTTCTTGGATTACCGAGTATTTCGATGTTTGCGAAGGTGCTGGTAAACCGGATCAGGAAATGGTTCGCAGGGCTAGGCGCAGGCTACAACACCTCGCAATTGCTGCGGGCATCGTGGGCCGACCCTATACCGTTTCGGAGCTATTGGGTTGCAAGGTGCAGGTGATGACGAGGTTGAAGGAAACGGCCAAGTGGGGCTTAGTGCCCAGAATTGCAAGGTTTGATCCGTTGCCCGCGGTTGGGAGTGCCGCGGGGTCGGGTGATAGTGACGCCGGGACGATATCCGTGGAGGACATGCCGTTCTGAGATAAGCGCGGGCGGTCGGCGCCTTCCCCGGTTCGAGTCCGGGGCGCGTGATGGGGGCTTTAAAGGGGGAGTTGTCTATGTCGATTGCAGCCATTGAAACAAGCTACAAGGGTTATCGATTTCGCAGCAGGCTGGAAGCCAGATGGGCGGTTTTTTTTGACGCCATGGAAATTAAATGGGTTTATGAGCCAGAGGGATTTAAAAAAGATGATGATTTGCACGGCACAATTAATTATTTACCAGATTTTTATCTTCCTGAAATTAATGTATGGGTCGAAGTCAAAAGCTTGTTTAGCACAGATAACGCAAGAAAGCTGGCGCGTTTTCTTGATTGGTACTCACCTTTGCCAGGATTTACAGATTCATGGAAAGGAAGAAATGATAAAGAGTATAAAGGAGGGCTTGTTTTACTTGGCAACATTCCAGAGCCGAATGATAATTTTGTTCTTCATAAAATCGTTAGACATTACAAAGGTTTGGTTGGTTCAAGATTTGTTTTCTACTCAAACAATGATTTGCATTTGTGGGTGGGAACAGAAAGCGAACATTTTTGCGCTTTTGGAGCATCGGACGAAGACCTAGCCTATTTGTTTGATCTTCAAGAGTTAGAAAAACCTAATCCTTGGACTTTTAAACTAAACTCGCCGACTCGTCTAGTTTCTCAAGCTTATCAAGCTGCCCGCAGCGCTCGCTTTGAATCCGGCGAAAGCGGCAGCAATTAATTTCTGATCCACGCGCGTGCTGACGCGCAACCCGACCGGGCGGGGCCACGGATGGCCATCCCGGCCACATTCAGGTGGGAGGGGGAAGGGAATCTCATGGACTGGATCAAGATGAGGTCAAACCTCCGGGATGACCCCGCGGTTTGGGCGATCGCCAAAGTGCTCAAGATGGACCCGTTTGCGGTCCTTGGTCGCCTACACACCATGTGGGCGTGGTTCGACGCCCACGCCACCCCGGATGATCCCTCGGTGTCCGTCTCCCCGGAGGCGATGGATGACCATCTCCGGTGTTCCGGTTGGTGTTCCGCGGTGGCGGATGCCGGCTGGCTCATCGTCCAGGATGACCGTCTCACCGTCCCCAATTTCGATCGTCACATGGGCCAAGGCGCCAAGGAACGGGCGATGGCTGCCGTCCGGAAGAGTCGCCAGCGAACCAATTCGATCAACGGAATCTATCGGGAAAGCAATACTTCCAACTGTCACGCCCCTGTCACATTTATGTCACGCCAGCACCGTGACATGAGCGTGACAAAAACGGGACACGATAAAAGCAGTCAGGATAAGGCTTTAGGATGTCACGCTCCGACCGTGACATTTCCGGGACAAAATCGTGACCAGAGAGAGGAGAGAAGAGGAGAGAGAGAAGAGGAGAGTAGAGGCGCACCACCCCCCATTCAATCCATTTCATCGAATCAAATACCAAACCCCCAATTGACCAGACTTGAGCAGTTTGTTGACCAGTCACCGGAGGCAAGGGCCGCGGCGCTGGCGGAATACCGGGCACGGATTGAGGCGCACAAGGCGAGGCTGGAGGCGGAGAAGGCAACCAAGGGGGAGGGCAGGACATGACAACTGAAGCGATGCGGGATCGGGATCAGGCGCTGGCGCAGGTCGCAGGTAACGCACACCAGGACGAACGGGAGTCGGTGGAACGGGCATTGGACGCGGTGGTCTCCCGCGGCGGCAGATTCACCACAGACGCGGTGATCGCGGAGATGGGCGACCTGTACCGCGGGTTGAGGGAACCGCGCCTTCTAGGGGCCATTTTGCAAGCGTGGCGAAGTGCAGGTCGGATCATCCCGACCGGCGAGTATCAGCGGTCCACGCGTCGGGAGTGCCACGCGAGGCCGGTGATGGTGTGGAGGGTGACATGAGCAAGGACAAGATCATCGACGAGATCGAAGACCGCTGGCGGGATGATTGCCTTGGGGCGGTCGATGTTCCCTGGATGTGCAACGAGCTCCGCTGGGTGCGGCACATGCTCCGGACGAACTGGCCGAACGGGACACGCCCCGGGTGGGTGTCGCTGGTGCTGGGGGAGGAGGTGGATGCGTGAGCTTCACTTATTTGCTGGATCAGGGGGCGGAATCCTCGGCGGAGTCCTTCTTGGACATGTCCCAGTCTGCGCCGTCGAACTGGACCAGTACTGTCGGCGCGTGTTGCTGCAGCGGCAGCGCGACGGAGTGCTGCCATGGTTCCCCATCTGGGACGATGTCACCACATTTGACGGCAAGCCATGGCGAGGGCGGGTGGACATCGTCTGCGGCGGATTCCCTTGCCAGGACATTTCCGCTGCCGGAAGAGGCGCCGGCATTACCGGAAAGCGCAGCGGGCTATGGTCCGAAATGGCGCGGATTATTGGCGAGGTTCGACCGGAATTCGTCTTCGTGGAAAACTCACCGCTGCTTGTGGGAAGAGGACTTGCCGTTGTCCTCGGTGATCTTGCCTCAATGGGGTTTGATGCTCGATGGGGAGTGCTGGGAGCGCACCACGCCGGCGCCCCGCACAAAAGAGATCGGATCTGGATATTGGCCAACGCCATGCCTTCCGGGCAACGGCGGATCAAACGGGAAGAAAAAATTAAAAGCCATGCTCTGTCCGACTGCAAGGGCCAACGATGCGAAGAAGGGCAGCAAATTCGACGCAACAAATCCAAGGAATGGGCTTCCTGCAGCAGTGCAGATGTGGCCAACACCGATTGCGAACGACTGGAAGCCCAACGGCCCAAACTCCAAGCAGCAGAACCTTGCGAGCGTGGTGAGGATGTGGCCGACGCCAACGGCGAACGAAGACGCTGCCAAACTACCGGGCAGGAAAATGCAGAAGATGCTTGGCAATCATCCGCAAGTCAGATCCGATTCGGCTGGTGGGACTCTGAACCCCGACTGGGTCGAGTGGCTCATGGGGTGGCCCATCGGGTGGACAGACTTAAAGCCATTGGGAATGGACAGGTTCCAACAGTGGCTCGACTCGCATGGAGCCTGTTGCGGGGTGGCCAATGACTGAAACACCATGGTGGGAGGTCTACCGCTCCCTCGGCTTTATGTCTGGCGCCAAGCAGGAACAGACCCTTCAGGCATGGGCCCGGATGTTTGAGGCGGAGGGGCGGGGCGAGGCGGACTTAATCGCCGCGGCGTACGCCATCGCTCGTCGTGAAAAGATCCCGTCATTTGCGGAAGAGCACCTGCAAGCGCTGCGGCAGGAACTCCGGCGCATCGACGGGGAACGGGCACACCGAACCCCGAGTGTCTACAACCGCCAACCATGTGCCCTCTGTGGTGACACCGGCGTCGTCTGCGGCTTGCCTCATCTGCGGTATCTGGATCAGGG